TAGATTTTGCAACAAGATCTTTAGTAGCATCGGATTTACCTTGCTCATAAAAATGTTTTGCAATTGAGTCAACATTGTCAGCGGCATACATAGCTTTGTGATAACCTTTAACATCTTTAACACTTCCATCATCATTTAAGAACTTCTTAATTATATTAGAAACATTTGATTGTTTAGTTGCAACTTCACTAGGATTTTTAACTCCATATCTAAATTTCTTTTCTCCTAAATCGATGTCAAAACCTTTGAAATCATCGGAAAAATATTGTTTAGTATCAGACTTAAAAGTCTCGTGTTGTTGTTGAGCTGTGTTTTGCTCTTCATTATAGCGATTGAAAAAGTCCATAGCTTTTTGTTGGTCTTGTGTCGTACCAGGTCTCAACTTGATTTCCTCGTAGTATTGACTTTTTAAACCATCTAAATGCTTTCGGGCTTTAGCAACCTCTTCTTTATAAGCGAGTTTTTTCTTACGAATATCTCGCTCCTCATCCACTTCTTCATCATATGCAAAATTATCTTCAATCATAAAGTTAATTTCACTTGAATCTAAGTGTGATTTGGCTTGTTTGTAATACTCTCTTAATAGAGTATCATTATCTATATTAGAATAATCTGCGTTTAATCTTACATAATCTTCTAATGTACCACCAGTTTCTTTCATAAAGTCTACGACTTTTTCTATGTTTTCAGGTAGTTTAGCTACTTCTCTTACCTCTTCAGGTGTTGGAGCAATAACTTTTTCTTCTATTTTTTCACCTAATTCTACAATTTCTTCTTCAACCTTTTTTTCAATAGGCTTTTCTTCTTCTACAATTTCTTGTATTATAGGAGTTTCTTCTTTAGTTTCAGAAACTTCTTTGGGCTCTGATACTTGTTCGTCCACTCCAGGGCTAGATCCGGTTTGTTCTTCCACATCCACCTTTTTTGTTTCTCCGACTTGAATGGCATCTTTTTCTTCTGTTTTAGGTTTTGATAAATCGACTTTAATAATATCGTCTTTAATCAATTGTTTTGGCTTACGTTTAATTTTAAACGTGCCTTCTTCTTTTACTTGTTCTGACATAATATAATATAATAAAAATTAATAAATAGTTTATTGAGGCATAAATTGCTCTAAACCGAATCCGTCTAAATTATCATTTCCAGAAGACTCAAAGTCTGTAGGTAATAAATCATTTTGACGTTGATCAATCATTTTTGATTGTTGTGTTGCTTGTATTTTAGTTCTTTTATCTTTACGATCTTCTATAAATTGTTCTTTTTCACTTACTCTAGCGTTTTTTTGTTGAGCCAGTTGAAGTTGATATTGAAACTCTTCAGCCATTAATTGTTTTTTAATTAAAGCTTCTTGTTCCATTCGTTGTATTTCAAACTGAGACTTAGCTTGTTCTATTTGTATTTCTGTTTGAGCTAAAGCTTGTTGTTTTTCAACTTCACTCATAGCTGCAGACTCAGCTGCTTTTGCATTAGCCTCACCTTGAGCAGCTATCATTGCTTTTTGATTAGCTTGATCTTCTTTTTGTTTTTGCTTTCTTTTAAGTTTTAGCATTTGGTTTGCTAACTTTAAATTTTTAATTTGTCTTATATCTATAGCGTCTTCCAAATCAATACCTTGATTTTGTATAGCAATTTGTATATTTTGTTCTAGCTGTGCTTTTTCTTCTTCATCTGGTTCAAGTTCTAAATATATACCAAAATCATGGAGGTTCAATGTGTCTATTTCTTTTAGTGTTTCAACATTAAAAACAGATATACTTTCTTTTAATGAGTTGGCTGTTAATGGAAACTCTAAAGCATCTGCAACTCTAAGTGAAATATTTTCACATATTCTTAATGTTAAATATAGACTTGAATCTAAAATATGTTTAGTTGCTATGTTTGAAGCATTAGCAGCCATTTTTTGTAAACCAACTAAAGCATTGGGATCAGGTTGACTACCATCCCTAGCTTCATTTAAACCAGTTACATCACGTATCATTTGTAAATAATACTGATATGTAGCTATTAATGATTGTATTTTAGCATTAGATGCCGATGTTTGTAATTCTTGTATTGGTACTTTACCTCTATTAGGATCACCATCTTGTGTTAAACTTCTTCCAACTATACTACCAGTTTGGAAATACATGTTTAAAGCTTCTTGTGGATTATAATTAGTACCATTGCCTAGATCAACTTCAGCCAAACCATCAACATCAACAAACACACCGTCTGGTACCATACGTTGAATAACTTGTTGAAGTTTTAAAGACGTAAGTTGTATCATATCTGCAAAACTTGTACACCTACTAACTAAAGACTCTATACGTCCTTGGTATAAATTAGGCGCACATATAGTGTAATTCATATTAACTTTAGTTGTATCAGACACGGGTCTTGTCATATTTTTTGCTAACTTCCACTCTAGCATTTGTGGAACACCCATTACTTTAGCACCACTAAACAAAACTTCTATACTTCTTGATACCCTATTAAAATTATCGCTTTCAGGTGGATTAAATGTATCTGGTTTTTGTAATGTTTTTTCTAATCCAGAATCAGTCTTTTTTATTTTAAAAACTTGATTAATAAATGTTTTATATTCAAAAAATAATATTTGAACTAAATCATTATCATAATTAGGATTAGCTATATAACCATCTCGACCAGGGTATTTAACCATTTTTTCCATTTCTTTATCTGTAAGAAACGGGAATTGTTTTTTTATTTCTGCTAAAGTCATTGACTTTATTTCACCTACATAATATATGTCTTCAAAATTAGGATCGTTAGTGTAAGAATAAACTAAATTAGCAGGGTCAACATAATCAACTATAACACCATTTGATTTGTTGAAACTAGTTTTAGTTGCGCCTATACCTATAGTAGCAATATCTTCAATAACTCTTTTTTTAGTTAAATTATATTTATTGTTGGCTAAAACATTATCAATAACTTCTTCTTCTGCTATTTCAACACCTTGTTTATAACTAAGTTGCATATGAAGCTCTAACTCTTCTTTATTTCTAGGTAGTTCGCTTGTTGCAACATTAGATCTTGAAAAATCTTCACCAGTGGTTTGTTTAGCTTGGGCAATAAGCTCTTGGCCATACATATCTTCAACTAAATCAGTTGCATATTGAGTTCTTTGTTTTAATGAAAAAGGATCTTGTGAAAAAGCTTTTATATCATAATTTTTAGCTGCAATACCATTAACTACTATATCTAAAAACTTAGGTATAATAGGAACTGGTTTCCAGTCTAAATTTAAATAAGACAAATCACCATTAATAGATAATTCGTCTTTATATTTTTGTACGTTTTGTTCTCCTCTAGCATATAATCTTAAGTTATGAAAATTTTGATAACCTGTATTCCATCTACTTCCATTAACTCTACCGCCTCTAAACCATTCATATTCAACAGCTTGCCCAACTAATAACCCATATTCTATACTTTTCTTTTCTTCCTCAGATACCATCTGACTTGGAAACGCACTATTAACACCAGTGTTTAATTTCATCTATTAATTATTTTTGATTTACCACCTCTGTTATCATATTTAGAAAAGTTTAAATTTACTGCTTCTTTAATAACTTCAGCAACGGGTCTATATTTATTTTTATTACAAGCCATAATAGCTAAGCCAGAGCTTATTGACGCATCGTGTTTAGTTCTATTATTTATATCAAATGCTGCCCAGTCTTCTAGAGTTTGTTGAAAATACATTGTTCCATATTGTTCATTGTTGTAACCTACAAACATTTCAATATAAGCTTCTATAGCGGCAGCGTGAGCTTGTTTTATATCTTGACTTGAATTAGGTATACCACCTATTTCTTTTTCTGTTATAGATAATTTATGCATTGTTTTATCTGGACGATTCATAGAAAAACCCCTATAACCTCTTCTTTTAAAATGATATAATAATCTAGGTTTATTATTTTCCGCGAGAAGTGGCATACCATAAAATATACAAGCCATAAGCACATCTTCAAAAAATATTTCTGCAGTCTGAGGTCTAGCTATATATTCTAAAAAAAATAAATTAGGTGGCGCATCTTCCATACTAAATTTAGTCAAACCGTGTAAAGAACCTTTTGATCCTCTACCATCTACTGTTCCTGATATATCATAACTATCACAACCAAAAGCTCCCATATGTTCGTTACCAGGATATTTTCTACCGTTTTTAACAACAACTCTATTTTGTTGATTTACGTTTGGAACCCAGGAAACTAAAAATCTACCTTGGTTGCTAGGAACAAACATAACACTTGTATCTTTAATACCATCTTGCCATTGAAAACTACCTTTAGTTATAACATTAGAATGTTTTAAATCTTCATTGTAATCTATTTGTTCGTAAATTTTAGTTAGATTAAATAAAGATTGTTTTGTTTCATCTCTAAACGCATGTTTTTCAGTACGTGGAAACTGTCTATATAATTCATTAAGTGCATCAGGATCATTCTTAAGACCATCTACTTCGTTCTCCCAGTGTTCAATGACGCCAATTTCAATCGCTTGGCCATCGATGCCATCAACCGCGGATTTTGGAGTTTCAAAGACAGGGTATCCATGAGTATCAATGTATCCTTCGTAGTTCCACTCCATAGGTATAAACAAGCTATATAATCCTGAGCTAGTCTGTCCATTGCGGTTTCTTTTGGTAACGTTTGAATCATCATATAATTTTTTATAGTTTCTACCGCCTTTATCAAGAGCGTTACTCGTTGATCCCATCATACACTTACCAATTATTCTACTACCTAATCTTAGTGTTGTTTTTGTAACCCTCCAGTTATTAAGGATGTTTTCTGGCTTTTCCCATTTACCTGCTTCGTCATGTACAAGTAACATAAGTTTTTCACCGTCATAGGAGTTATCTCCAGTATTTTTCCAGTCGATTGTTGTATCGAGTCCAACCATTTCTTCAAGCCGTTCATTTGCTTCAAGCTTTTTTCTTGTAAACTTTGACGCTGGTACTCTATACGCGAGCTCTGTTTTTGGCCTGTCCATACCATCTTGGATCGGTTTAAAGAAAAACGGGTAGTTAACCGATATGGGTACGATTTTGTCTGTAAACATTTTTTTAGCATCCGCTCCAGATTTAGAGAGA